GGTTCTGAACCTGCATAAACGTAGCGAGTGACAAACTTAAAACCATCAATTACCTTGTCTTGCTTGTCTCGTAGGTTTGGACGTGCATCACCTGTGCTTACAAGCTCAACTAACTTTGAGAATAAGCTCTTTTTAGGCTCTTTAGAGAGTAGTTCGTTCTCTGCATCGTCTAAGTCATAGTCAACAGGAAATTCATCGATTAGAAGCCAATTTTCAGAAGGCTCTTCTCCTAAGTCTATAAGTGATTGAGCAACCTCGTTATCTAAGGATTCTTGTTTTGATAGTTCAGTTCCTGTCTCCTCTGCTACTTGCTCTTGGTTTTGAGCGTTTTCTAAATCCGTAAATTCAAGCGGTTTAAGCGTCTTAAAGAATAAGTTGAGGGATATGCCGTTAAATGATAAGATAGTGTCTAAGGCTTCAAGTATTTCGTCCTGAAGTGGCTTAATGACCATATTGTTAAACAAGATAAACGAGTTTTGAAGTTCATCAGCGTTAGACGAGAACCCATTAGCTCCTGCAATACCAAAAAGTAACGGAGATGTAACGTTGTGACCAAGCATAATCTTACGCATACACTCCTCAGATAAGTATGTGTAGTGTTCAGGTGCGTCATTCAAAGGTAAATCGTCAACCGTAGTTTTAGTGTCCATATTGTCATTGAACGCAACGATAACTTTTTGACCTTTAGAGCCAGTCAACTTGCCTAAGACTTTGTTTGTGATGATAGATTGCTGCTCCTCAGTAGGCACTCCGTTGTTAAAGTTGACCACCTTCGTGCCTGAAAATCCGTTTTGTACCTCGTTAATTAAGTAATCAGCTATCTCCTCTTCTAAAAGTGCGTAAGGAACTGCACCTTGATAGTCAGGATAAGCGTAATACTTCATTCCTACTGCATAAGGCTTTGAGAATAGAATCTCAATCTTGTCTTTAGAATATCCGTAAGCAGGTATTCTTGTAGGTGGGTATTTCTTTACGTCAGTCCAATCGTCCGAATAGTAGTATCCTTCGATTTCTCCGTCTTTATTACACTTCTCAGCACGCAACAAATTGACAGGCATATGAAAAGCCTTTAGGATTCTATCGTGCTTGTCGTTGTAGTGTACCTGAATAGCGAACTGACCAAGCATTTTGCGGTCAATAGCAATTTTACGCAAACAATCCTTTGAGAACATAGCCATAGCTTGAGCGTACTCATTAGGCTTTCTTGAAGCATCTACTGCAGACAAGCCACGTCCATAGACAAGACGTGAAATATTGTTGATGATTGCATTGTTTGTAGTGGAGTTTGTGTATCTATCCAAAAGGAAAGAATAGTAATTATTGTCTTCTCCGTAATCTACCCAAGCATCACGCTTGCTCTCCTGAATAACTGGAGTAGTGTATGCCGATAGATTTAGTATGTGTACGTTGTTACTCATAAACTATGAACGTATTTGAGGTGGTGTTAGATGTATACTCTCCGTTGTTTACGGAGAATGTTACGATGTTTTGGTCAGTACAAAAGATTCTATCCTTGTAAACGATGTCCGTGTTTTTGTAAAGTACCAAATCGTAAAAATGCCCTTCCTTTAAAGCGAATGTAGCCGTCAACGTGTTAACGTAATCGCCTAATGTTTGCGATGTAATAGCTACAGTTACTGGAGTGTTTGTTTGGTCATCAGTCAACACCATTGTAGTAGGTGTATCTCTCGGAATAAACGAGAACGTCTGAGCTGATGTAGATGTCGTTAGTACAATCATATTAAAGTAACTAACTTGATACCGATTTGTTTTAAAAGCAAAAAGGGCAGCCAAAGCCACCCTTCTTACACGCTATGAAGAAAACGATTATGCAGTAATGATAGTAGCTACACCAAAAACATCGCCTGAACCACCTGCTAAGTCTGCCTCAGATGAGCAGTCTAACAAGTTAGCGTAGAGCTTCTCTTGACCTACAAAAGTCAAAGTGTATCCGTTTAAATCTCCCATTGCAGTACCATTTGAAGCATTTGCAGTAGTCAATTCCATTCCGTGTTCAAGACCTGCTAAAAAGAATTGGTTGTTGCGGTTCTTGATTACGATGTGAGGACGTCCGTAAGCTAATAATTTAACTGACTTGTGTGTAGTAGCATCTTGCTTCTTTAAAGTCATTGTTAATGTTTGCTCAGCGAAAGTTGTACCGTTTTCACGAGAAGAGTTGTATACTTGCTCAAAAGAGTTTGTTCCTTTAAGTTCGTATTTGTATAACGAAGTTACGTTAGCAACTGCGTCAATGGTGTCCGTACCTGTTACATAAGTAACGTCAGTAGGGAAAGCGTAATCTGCGTAGTTAATGAAGTAAACTGCATCAATACCACCTACGGCATCTTTACAAACCTCAAGTCTACCATTAGCTAATTGACAAGACATAATTTTTAGATTTTAAATGTTATAAAAAAGGGAGGGACTTGCCCTCCCCGATTATTTAAATTGAGCTAAGATTAGTTAGCAGAGTTTGTGATTCCGTAAGTAACAACGTCAGAAGCAAAGCCGTATTTAGCATCTGCGCTGAATCTGAGAACTACACGAACATTTTGTGAACCATCGATGTCAGCCATATCTAAAACTTTAACTTCGTTCATATCGTTCAAAAGACCAGTAGCAAAGTACAAGTTAGATTTTTGAGCAAGTAGAGCGGTGTTGTTAGCAAGACCGTTAGCCATAAACACACGAACACCGTCAAAGAATACATCACCAAGTTGTTGGTTTGTACCTTTGTTGTCGTAACCATTAGCACCTACACCTGAAGCAGCGAAACCACCCAATGCACGAACATAAGCACGATAGATGTTAGAAGAAACGTAGAGTGTCAAGTCTTCTTTTCCGTAAAGAGCAGCAGGGCAAGCATCAACGATTTTACCAAGCTCAGTGATTACGTTAGCAGCAGTAACGGTAGTACCTGCAACTTCTTGACCTGATGGCAAAGATGCATCAGTAGTCAATTGTGTCATAATACCTGCGAACTCACCTGCAGTAGCGTTAACACCTTGCCAAATTGAAGTTTCCATACCTGCAGCAACTTTCTCAGCAGCGTGTGCGATAAGGAAGTCAGCGAAAGATTTAGGAAGAACGTCAAATGCAGAGTATCCCATTTGGATAGCATCCCAATCTGAACGGAAGTCAGTTTTACAAAGTTGTAAGTTAACTTGGAAATACTCAGGTTGAAGAATACGCTCAGTCAAAGTGATTGTAGACGTAGGGTCAAAATCGCACGTTGCGTTTTTGATGATACCATCCGTAGCGACACGCTTAATTACTTGCTTATATTTGACGTTAGGCATAATTGTGATACCGCCTTTGTCAAGGGTTGGAGCGGAAAGAAGAGCAGCAGCAATGTACTTTCCAGCAAAATCTCCACTATATGTAGTGGTAATCGATGTTGTAGTAGGCATAATAAATTAATTTTTAATTATTTAATGTTAGAAATTCTTGATAATACCGTGTCCATAGTTGTTACGTTTCTTTTAGCAGCAAACTTGAATACATCGGTAGCTTGTGAGTTTTCAGGATTGAAAGAAATCGGCTTAGGCTCTTCGCTTAATTCTACAGGTGCAACTTCTTCTGCAACTTCAGTAGATAAATTGAGTTGTGCTTTCAATTCTTCGTTCTCTTTTTTAAGTGCTTCGATTTCGCTGAAGAAAGATTCTTTAACGATAGACTCAATAACTTTTTTAGCTTGTGGAGTAGTATCAGTAGCAGCTTCAACTTCCTCTTCTACTTCAGGAGCTTCTACTTCTACTTCTTCTTCTTCCACTTCTGCAGCTTCACGAATCTCGGCAATTACACCTTCTTCGATAACTACAAGGATACGCATATCCTCTAATTCATATTCTCCTACAGGAACAGGGATACGTTGTTCGTCTTCCGTTAGGATAAATACAGGTTGTCCTGCTTCGAATACTTCTGCTTCGAGCATAGATACGCCATCAGAAAGACGCATAGTTTCCAACTTCACTTCCATTCCAAGAAGTGTGCGGACTTTGTTTAAGATTGATTTTTCGTTCATTTGTTTTTAGTTAAAGTTTATTAGGTGCGTAATACGCATCATCAAGGTCTCTTTGTCTATCAGTAAAATTCTTTACAAGTGGAAAATCATCAGGGTTTAATCCTAATTCTTTTGCCTTTTGTTTGAAATTACCCCAATTTGTATTTGCACCATCAATAGAATCTAAATAGACTTTTTTCATTTCTTGACGTAATGCCTTAAGTCTATCCAAACCTTTTTTCATACGAACATTGTCATCTTCTAAAATCTTAATAGTGCTTAATGCAACCTCGTGAGAAGCCAATTGAGTTTCCTCTTTGAAGAGCTTATTATAAACTGATTTTGTAGTATTCATACTAATCTAATTTTCGGTGTTTATATTTGTTTTATTTTTATCCGTTTTGACGTACGATAGTTCTAACTCCGTTCACCTCAGTTTGAGTAGGAGCAGGCTCGTTTACCGTAGCCGTTTTACCGATGCCTTGAGCTTGTAAACTGCCATCACAACACTTAGTTGAGTATGTTTCGTCTTCACATAGGCAGCCTCTTTTGCTACCTGCCCTTGGACTTGCTTTGCTTGGAGTTTTAAATTTGCTCATTAAGTAGGTTTTTAAGTTGTTCAATAATTTCATTTTTCTTTTGTTGTTCTAAAGACATTTCTAACTTATCTGCAAAGTAACCCTCGATTGAGAAGCCTTTAACTTTGCCAGCTTTGACGTCATTCCAAACCTCATCGTTGTCAACCTTCATAGAAATCATCCAAGTTCCTTTTGGCAAACTGAAGCCATATAACTGGGATTTATCCGATTTAGGGTCTTCAATCAACCAAGATTCAACTACAGTCATTCCTTTGACTGCATCCTTGTGTTCGTATGTCGCGTTGGATTGGTTGCCGTTCTTGAAGAATAACTCCATAGCTTGACGCACGGTGTCCTCCGAAAAGTAGATGTAATACTCCTCTTTCTTTGCGTTTACACGATAGATTTTCTTGTTAGGTATGAGAGCAGCACCCATTAGAATGCGTTTCTCTTTGTCAACTTCTTTGAGTTCTACTTCGTGTTTTGATAGGGCAACAAAGTTCTCCTCAATGGCAGGAGACTCGACTACACTCACGGCATCAATTCCGCTTGCTGCGTCTTTTTCGTCAATGATTAATTCAATTACTTGCATATCTATTCAACTTTTAATTGTTACAATGTTGCGTTTTCAATTCGGTTTCTATCTAAACTCTGAGCCGTAGTTACTGA